AGGTGTCGTGGGACCACCTGCCTGAGCAGTACAAACCACACTTAACAAAGGAGAAGTAACATGCGTCCGATTCTGTGTTTGCTTGTACCCATCGGTGAAGGGCTCTATCCGGACAACAGCCTTCCCGGCGGTCAGGGCGGATACCCTTCGCAGCCAATCTACATGCCGCCGTATCCGAGCCAAGGACCTGGGTTCCCTACCCACCCGATCGCTCCCGGCGGAAGCCAGCCCTACCCCGACCACGGACTGCCCGGCAACCAGCCGTATCCGGACCATGGACTGCCGGGGCGGTCGGTGTATCCATCACAGCCGATTTACTACCCGCCCTATCCTTCGCAGGGACCTGGCTTCCCGACGCATCCGATCGCGCCAGGGGGACCCTACCCTGATCACGGCCTGCCCATCCCTCCCGAGCCGACGGAACCTCCGACGGTAGAGGAAGGTGGCAAGTGGGTCTGGACGCCGATTTACGGCTGGCTGTGGAAGCCGGAAGCACGACCCAAGTAACGTAGTCAACTGCCGGGGGGTGACTCCCCCGGCGCTCAGGAGAATGGAATGGCTATCGACTATGGAACACAGCGGCTGGTAGGTGGTGGCCCTTCGCCTGGGCCAGGAGCAGCAGTTACTGGAATAGCTGGGTCCATGAGGCAGCGAGGCGCTCCACTTGGATGGGCACAGCAGTTAAATCCCAACTTGGTGACGCCGGCTGGAAACATGTATGGTTATGCAGGCAGGCAACCTTACCGTCGGCTCGACTTTCCGGCGCCTGCAGCCCCGCCAGGCAACCTCCCGCCTTCCGACACCACGACACAGACAGGGCAGGGCGGTGGCCAAGGTCTACTCCCCGGTGCTTCGCCTGGGCAGGTGGGCCAAGCCCAAGGCATTGGCAGAACACCGACGAATGATGCTATACAGAAGCCCACACCAGATCCCTTGCCAACTAGCAACCGTCCACAGCAAACGAATGGAGTACTGCCCGGCATGGAAGGCGGTTCTAAGACTCCCATTGGCGCGGTTCCGGGAGCACCTACAGCCACGAATCTTCCCATCGGGGTCAACGCTAACGCTGTGCCGCCAGCGGCTTGGAATACTCCGCAGGGAATACTGGACGCAATGAACAAGCGTCATGCAACGATCAACCAACCGATGAAGGTTCCTCCGCCTGACCCCATGTATAGAGCGCTGAACCCCAATGGCGCACCTATGCCGCGGCCTGGCGGCGACACCACTCAACAGTTTAACTCCAACTTTCAGCCGACGGGTGCCACAGCGTTCTCCCGCTTAGCCCAGCAAGCCCTCGATCGTCACCTCTACGGGCAAAAGGGTGTCGACCTGCAGAACATGCCGAAGAGCTTCACCATCGCCGACTTCAACAAAGCTGCTCAGACAAACCCGGTGCTGGCTGCCCAGATGCTGGGCAAAGGTGGGCAGGCCTACAAAGACGCGATCATGAAGGCGAATGGCTGGTCCAACTACCAGATGAACCAGTTCATCAACGCTTACGCGAGCGGAGTGGAACCTGGAATCACGCAGTCGAACCTCACTGCGGCTGGCTTTACGCCGGAGCGCTTCGGAACGAACACGTTAACCCCGCCAGCTCCACCTCCTCCAACTAACCAACCTCCTGCACCTCCTCCAGCCACCGGTGGCGGCACCGAAGCCGGGTTTGGCTACTTTGATCCGTACTGGACCAACTACTACAACCAGCAACACGGTACATCTTAACCCTCAGGGGGAACGTCGGGCGGCTGGAGCGATACCAGCATCATGGCGTTCCCCTCTTGCAGTAGCTGGACATAACCCGCGTTCACGCATCCTGCTACCACATCTGTAAAGTCCCTCATTGAGGGGAAGTAGGCGTGAATGAAGCGGTACGCCTCAGCGTAAGGCACCTTCCGTTTTAACCTGACGAAGTTCAGGAATCGGTCGGTTTGCAGGGAGACGTCTGTGCGTCCTATCTTGCTGAATACGGCTGGCATCCCCGCTTCCAGATCCGTAATCATCTTCCCCGCGATCGCCAGTTCCTCCTCGGTAATCGTAAGCTCGTCCCGTACCGCCGCTGCGAGCACCATCGCCAACTTGTGGATGTGAGTCTGCTTGCGGGCAATGTACCCTCCAAACCTATCATCATCCAGCCCGGAAGGCCTATGCGTATAGTGGTGCTTGTACCACGCCTCGCCCCATTCGACTGCCTTCGCGGTAAGCTTATACTCCCCCGTAAGGTTAATGGAAATGTGCTCCAGGTCCTGCACCAGCCGGTCCTCGATGACCTTGAGGTTCTCGGGAACGTGAAGACCTGGGTATGCAACATACTTGTGCTTCTCCTTCGCGTAGACGAATATGCAGCGGGAAGTGAACCCGCCGCCGATCATGTACTCTGGGAAATTGCCAGCGATCCACGCCGGCGTAGTGCAAGCGATGAGGTTAATCCAAGGGTTCTCAACCTTATCATTTCCGCTCATCTTGGTGCGCTTCTCGAACGCGCCCTGCTTCCCATCCCAGAGGGTGACCAGCAAGTCTACCATATCCTTGTCCGCTGGGTTCAGGAGATTACCAAACTCACTGGACTCAATGGTCAGGGCGCACATCGGCAGATAATCGTCACCGTATGGGAACATCTCGCTGGCCTCCTGAAAGGAACCAACGAGCGCCTGCCACGTTACCACGTCGGGGCCGAAGTTTATCCCCGGCACCCGTCGCAGGAGCTGCATGGCAAGACCCGCCGTCGTGCTTTTTGACACGATCCCTGGCGGCGCAACCAGTATTATGTAAAAGTTAGGATACCACTTAAAATAGGCCTGGTCGATCCAGACCTTCCGTCGGAGTGCTCCCGCTATAGCACTAACCCCCACCCAGAAGTACATGTTCCTTGGGGCCTCACCAAACTGGGCATAGTCGCAGAAACCCTCCAGCCAATCGCTGAAGTTTCTGGCCATGTGGGGAAACTCCTACGCAATCGGCTCAATCTTTGCTCCTGCCTTCGCGCTTAAACGCTCGTCCGCGCCCATAAGATTCTCCGCATTCTGTTTCGTTTCGAACTGAAACGCCTCGTCTTTGTTCTCACTGACAATCAGCCCACCTCCATTGGGCAGGTAGCCCACATAATAGAACTTAATCCCTTCCTTCTCCGAATAAAGTCTGAACCTCATTTGCAGTCACCCCATGATTTGGCTGATGTTTTAATACTGAGGGGTATAGTCAGCGGGTCATCGTATGGCACGACGACGTGACTGGCAATATCCAGGATTTGTGTCCTGCATAGCGAGGCTATGCGGCTGGGGAATTGCCCAGCGAGAGAGTCGTGTACCTGGAGGAGTACCTGTACCTCCGGGAGTCGGTAGTACACTTCCAGCCAAATTCTATTTATGAAGTGGCCGACGGTTGACTGCGGAATCCAGGCTATTGCCTCTGGCAGCTCTGCATCAATCCTGTCGAAACTATACCGGCGGAAGCCGAAGCGATTATGAACGTACTTCTTGGTCTTGAGCTGGGCTTCCACCCGTTCGTGCCACTTTTTGATCCCAGGATGAATGTCGAACCACCGACGCTGGAATCGGTCAACTTCGTGATAAGGGAGTCCACAGGCGGCAGCCACGGTGCGGGCGCTGCCAACGTAATTGGTTGCGTGTACGATCGACTTGCAGTTCTGTCGCTGGATGGCGTACTTCGCCTTTAACTCCCGGAAGTTCGGATGGGTCTCCAGCAACTCATCATCGTTCATCGGCAGGTTGTACACGGCCCGCGCGCTGTGCAAGTGAATGTCCACCTTAGCGCGGAGCGCTGCCTTCAGATCCTCGTCCTCAGCTTCCCAAGCCACCACCTGTAGATCCGCTCGATCCAAGTCGCAGTCGAAGAAGTCGTAGCCGGGGTCTGGAATGAAGAGTGTTTTAACATTAGGAAGTTGCAGCGCATCGACGTCTTCGCTGGCGTCCCCTCCGGCGGGAATATTCTGAAGATTAAGTCCAGATTCAAACGCATTTTTGGAGGAGGAGAGCCGCAGCGTAGACGTACCTGCAATGTTATAAGAACATCGGAGTCGCTGGTCTCGATCGAGCTTTGCACCAACGAAGGTAGACAGGAAAACTCCGAGGGATCTGTATTCATGAATGCGCCTGATGATGGGGCGTAGCAGTGGTTCGCGGGAGGCGATCTTTTGGAGGGCTTCGTCGTCCAGGGTGAGGTTGCCGGCGGAGCCCTTCTTGCGGGAGTAGATTTCCCGCTGCTGCAGATCCCCGTAGAAGAGGTTCTTCATCTGGAGGGGTGAGCGCGGGTTCAGCGGGTGGCCGAGGATCCTGATGAACCATTCCTCCCGCTTGCTGATCTCGTCCTGGAGCAATAGGGCGAACTCCGCCCGTTGGGACTCGTCGACTCGAACTCCGCGGATCATTGCCTGGAGCACCGGCCAGAACATCTCCTGTTGGAAGTCCGATTGCTCCCGCAGGCTCAGCCTGTCTACCGTCGCTTGGATCCCTTCGTCGCACTCGAAGGTGATGACGCAGTCCTTGCAGTTGTACGCCCAGAGCTGATCCTCGCCGGTCTTCCTGTCCCAGTTCTTCCCTTCCGCTTTCCAATAGACATGCTTCTCGCAATACATGCTTGAGAGATAGTCAAGTCCTTTAGGAAGTGTTGTAAAGCAGCTGTGATGGCCGAGCATTGTATCGCGCTTAAAGCGAGGGACGAAGCGCCAATGGCGCCAGAAGTACTGCGTGTCGTAGATAAAATTCTGTCCCACGACAAGAGCATTTGGATGAGTAAGGACCGCTCGGAGCTGCTTGACGACCGCGACTTCCTCCTCGGGGAGCCAGTACCCGTTCGGTCTTTCGACGCACATGAAGGGGATGCAGAGCGCGCTGAGCTTGTCAAGCGCGATGCCGACGCAGGCGATGTGCCCTGATCGCGTTTCAATGTCACAAGATATAACCGTGGGCGCTTGCTCGAGCTTTTCAAGACACGACTCCAAATAGGAAAAAACTGCGGAATAACTGGGTCGTAATATGAAGGCATACTCGGACCCTGTTATTTCCTCAGTCGCTATCTCCGCCTTTGCCCTGCGGAGGTCCTGCACGCTGATCGCTTTGGCTGACCAGTCGCGCATGATATATGCCGGGTGGTAGATCGGCACTACCTTCGGAGACAGTAAAGATGATAGGCCTTCCGCGGAGAGTAAGCTTCCCCGCCAGGACTTGATGCCCCATTTGCCAGTCAGCGCCCACATGCTGACATTTCCAAAGGCCACGATAACATTGGGCTTCACCATATCTATTTCCCGGCAGAGCAGTTCCCATCCCTGCCGGACTATTGGCTTCACCATCTTGTCCCTGAGTGGGACCATGTCCTGGGTTATGTTCTTCTTGACTTTGGGTATCCACAGTTCTATATCGTTCCCTGGAGGTTGCAGGCGGCAGACGTTGGTGAGGAAGCATTCGCTCCGCATCAAGCCCGCTTCGTGCAGCATATCGTTGAGTAACTGGCCGGAAGCGCCGACGAACGGCTCCCGGCGACGCATTTCGGTTTCGCCAGGGGCTTCCCCGACCAGCATGATGCGGGCGGGTACTGGACCACTAGGCGGGATCATTACGGCTTCCAGGTGTCGTGGAGGTAGGTCAGCGGCTTGCCAATTAGCTTGGCAAACTTGATCTCCCGCTGGACACCGGCGGACTCCTCCCAGCCTTCGAGCATCAGCACCGACACTTCCCTGGATCCGGTCAGCATGATGCTATCCGCGAGGAGCCAGAAGTGATGTTCCTTCGGCATCCCGAAGACCTTGGCAATTTCATGCCAGTGGACGATGGGGGAGTATACGACATTCCCTTCCTCCAGCATCATGGCACAGCATTGCGCGACCTTGAGGAACCGGAGTTCCCGCATGGCTGGATTGGCGTGCGTGTAGGGTGAAGCGACGTAAACGTATCCGCCTGGCTTATCATTCGCTGGTGTCATTATCTCCGTCCTTATAGTGGTGGTACAATGCCGCGGCAAAGCCCCGCGGCGTGGCGCTGCGAATCATCTTCGTCCGCTCCGACTTTCCGCCCAGCTCGTCCATCTGCGGAACGTGGGAGGCAACGAAGATTGGTACAGGGAGCTTTGGTGGCAGGGTAAATCCGCCGCCGGTCCAAAGGCAGGTGCGCTTCGGGTAAGCATCCCGCGGGGGGATAAACTCTGGCCACTTCGGGTGCCAGTCATTTTCAGGAAGGTAGCCGCCAAACTCGTAAGGGTCGAAGGTGTAGTCCGGCTTCCTCCATACCGTGGACATTACGCTTACGGGATTCTCAATGAAAAAAGGGCACCCCCAACGGTTCCCCAGGCGCAAGGAGAGGTATATCAACTCCATTGCTTTCTCGACGTAGAAGGGGTCTCGGAGGTACTTCTTCCCGAAATGGGCAACGCCGCTGATGGCCAAGTCGGTGCAAGGCGGAAAGCAGCATAATAGGTGGATCGGGTAATCGTCCAGCGCCCTCGCCAGCCACGCCTCCCGGTTCTTCAGGTTGCCGCAGATGGTTACGAGCGATCCCTCTTCGCTGTCCCGCGGGTGCTTAATGTCCGCGATCAGCGCCTTGTAGCCAGCCTCTAGCCAAGGCTGAACGACAATGGCGGTTTCATCGAAGAGGGAGACGATCACTGCTTAATCCCCATCGCCTTTTCCAGCGTGTCCAGGGAGGTCTTGGAATGCTTCTCGCCGGCGGTTATCATCGAGCTGAATAGGGCGGTAGCCCGGCGGGCGAACATTAGGTCGGCTTGCAGGTCCATGATCTGGTCGATGCACCAGGATACGCGATGCTCCGCCGGTTGGTGCTTGGCCAACGCAATCCAGTCCTCGCGGTTTCGCTTCGTGTTTATCATTTCTTTGGCTCCAGTCCATTTATCTTCATCGCCTGGCGGTAGTCGATCGTGACTTCCTCCCCCCAGTGAATAGGTCGTGCCGCTACCAAGTTGATGTTGTCGTTGAGCTGGATCAGCACCTGTGCGTTCGGCGTGGCAGAGTGATTGGTAAAGCGACCAACGACGGTCCGCAGTCCATTGATCCGCGCTGGCGCGATGATCTCGCCAGGAGGAATCTCCCGTATGGCGAAGATGCCCCAGCCTTCAATATCCGAAGCATCGACCCGGAACTTGTACTCCCCCGGCGGGAGCTGGATGCGGTTGCTGGCCTCCGACATGAGTTGCACTTCCTTCGGAGTGAACCCGTACTCGTCCAAGGCGGTGTAGAAGTCCAGGTGGTCGCGCTTCATTTCAGTTCCTCGATGCGCTTCACTGCGATCCCGTAATAGGAGGGATCTTTCTCGATACCAACAGCGCTGCATTTGAGCGCGTGCGCCGCTGGAAAGATAGTTCCCGTTCCAGCAAACGGATCCAGAATTCGATCTCCTGCTCTGACAGAGCGGACCAGGAGAGACGTATACAGGTTAACCGGCTTCTGCGCGCCGTGTCCGAGATTGTCATCCCCTTTGGATTCAATAACATCTGGATAGATGGCGGTGACACGCTTTCCGCCCCGGTATGCGTAAAGGACAAGTTCATAGCTTCGTCTGGGACCATGTTCCGGCAGGGGCACCCTGCCCCCTCCTTGCTTGTAGTTGATGATGGGAGTGCGAATGGCGTTCCAGTCCGAGCCGACGCTCCCGCTGTTGATCAGGTCCCGGAGCCACACGAACTGGTCAATGTCGCAGCAGATGTACATATGAGCTGCGGCCTTCGCGAGCCGGCTCATGCCTGGCAATGCGGACTTCATGAGAAAGCGAAATGAGTCCTCGCTGTCTTCGTATTCGTGGGTGATGGCAGTCATCCGCCCGGCGGAGTCGCCGAAGTCGCTGGCGTCCATCCCGTAAGGCGGGTCGGTGCAGATGACATCGAACTGCGCCGCATCTAGGCTGGCCATCCAGTCAATGCAGTCCCCGAGATAGGCGTTGTGCAGGTGAGCGCCGAAGGTCTCGCCGACGATCGCTGCGTGCACCGCGTTCTTCTCCGCGTTCTCCTTCCCTTCGAGGATCTTGAACGCTTCCTTCAGCGTCTTCGCCTTGGCAATATCAGGGTCGTCAAAGTGCTTGGCAATCACGATTGACTTGTGGACGTTGGCTCGGTACTCGCCCAGCTCCGTCGGCGGGACGTTCGCAGGAATGTCATACACTTCCCTGGCGGTGTCGCCGGTGGACTGCGCGGGATTGCGCGCTAGGCGAAGCGAGTGGAGGTTCGCGACCGCTTCCGCCCGTTCTTGCCAGGTCAGATCCGCTCGCCGAATGTTCTCCTCAAGCTCCGCCTCATACGCATCCAGTGAATCAAGTTCCCCCATGGGCGTCACTGGCAATAGCCCAGGAGGTACAACCCCGCCGCCGCACTTGAATTCCCCTCCGAGGTCGCGTAGCTGGCGGATTGCGCGGAGTCGGCGCTCGCCAGCCACTAAAATCCAGAGCGAGGATTCACCGTCCACCCCTGGCCTTACCACGAGCGGGTGCATCAAGCCCAGCCGCGAGATGGAGTCAGCCAGGTCCATTACACCCTGGGGTTCGAACTCTCTTCGCTGACGATTCTCAGCTACCCTCAGTTCGTCCGAGTGAATCAGGATCATAGCTGGCTCCATTCCTTCAAGTTAGGCCCGCGGAGCGACCGCGGTTACGTCGTTGTAGATCTGGTCGCCGTCAACCCTGGACTTGATATGTCCCCGGACGACCTGGCCAACCATCATCCGGAAGTTGAACGGTTGGCCAGGCACATTCAGCCCCATCGCTTCCCGCACGCGACCGAGCTGCACGTTGCGTCCCTTCTCCGTCGAAATCCCGCCGCCGGCGTTCAGGTCCAGCATGATGCCCTGACGCACCGTCACCTTGTCGCGGCCCAGCAGCTCCTTCAGCTCCGGGTCATCGACTTCGTAGGTAATGTCGATGGCGATGCCAGACGAGTTGCCGTCCTTGCTCGTCCACGGCCGCGCCTTCACATCGGTCGACAGGAGCGTGTAATCCTTCTCCGGGATCGGAATGTACTGCGTGCTGTTGGATTCCTGGAGCGTGGTGTCCAGGAATTGTTGCGGGTCGAAAGTACCCATGATGCTCCTTCAGGTTGGACTGCGAATGAACTGCGACTGGATGCCGGCGGTTACTTCTGCCCAGCGGCCGGCGACGCTTCAGCGGGCAAATCCTTTACCTTTGCAGGCATGTAGCAAGTACGGGACACCCCACACTCTTTCGGTGTCGGACACTGTGCACATGGCTGTGGCACTTTGGTCATTTTGCTGCCTCCTCCGTTTCGATTACGCCTCCTTGCTTCTTCCAGCTCTCGATGATGCGGCCGAAGTCAGGAGCGAGGCCGTCTGCAACGGGGAGATTTCGAGCCTTGAGGTCGGCTCCAGGAGCGGCGGTTGACCAGGTGAACTTGGTTCCGGTTCGCTCGCTGAGGACAACGTCGGAGAAGAAGCGAGGGAGGACAGGTGCGAGGCGTCGACCAAGGGTTGCAGCCATGATCTTAGTTCCTCCCATAACTTCATCTGTTTCCCGATCGACGTGCGAGATGAGGACGAGATGACAACGTGTATCGGTACAGAGCTTCTGAAATAGATTCGCCACAAGTTGCATGGCGATCCCCCAATCACCTTGATGACGCACTGGCTTGCTCCCGACGACAAGGCCCATTGCCATAATGCCCACTCCAGTGAGTCCGTCGACCACGATGGCCCTGCCGGTTCCCCATTTACAAACATCTCCATATACGATTCCGTTTCGATCGCAGGTGTAGTTATTGAGCGCTGACAACAGCGTGACGAATTGATCGTACTGGTTGCGTGTTGGGTCTACCAGCTTGGTGATCGACTCGAAACTCAGCGTGTTTACGTTCTTCGCGCCAGCAATCATGTTCGACCACGACTGCGACGCAGGGGCGATGTACCTCCAGTGAAGATCTGTTGCTGGGACGTCACCCAGGGTTTCATGCCCAGGCTCGGTGAAGATGCAGAACGGAGTAATGCCCGCCTTGATAAGCGTGCGGATAGCGTAGGTCTTGCCGCTACCGGAGCTACCGATCAAGAGGACATTTACCCCTGGCAAAGGCGACTTCTCCATTGAGATGCCTTTCTGGTGGGTTGGACTGCGGGTACAGCGGGACTGCGCGAATTACGGGGTCATGATATGATACGCAATCGGGACCCAGATGTCAAGCTTATTGCTTCACGCCCGGTCCCCGAGCCATTCCCAGCAACGCAGCTCTGCCCTGCATCGACTCCAATGCAGCGCCAATGCGGGACATGAACTCCGCCGGGGTAAGGTGGATGCGTACTGCCGTGCCATTTACATGGGCGAAGTAGAGGTTGCTGTGCTGCTCCCCTTCGGGAACGACCGCGATCAGCGCTTCGAGGTTAAAGGCGACATTCTGCTTGCTGTTATCTTCAAGACCGATCATCATTTGTGGTGCCTGTCGTAGTGGTTAAGGTGTAGTTGGAACTCCCGGAGAAGAACTTCCCGCGGGAGCGACTGGATATACTCCGGCCGGAGGGTAAGCCAGAGTGAACCCGGCACGATAAAGTAATTGTCCGCTGTCTCTAAATCACAGGGCTGGGTCATAACCATGAATTCTTGGCCTTCCACCGCCGCTTTCGCCCAGATCCGTCCGCACTTCGGGCAGAACCAGGCGTAGCTAAGTGGCGCTCGGACTTCATTATGGACAAGCACCGACGGGGACTGACCTGTCCCCATCGGCGTCTCGTTTACTTCAAATCGAACAGGGTAGAGCATATGCCGATGAACAGGTCTCCGAGTAAGATAAAGCCGATGGCATAGCCCACTGGAAGATCCTTCCCCGCGGACCAGAACCAACTAGGCAGTATGCGGGTGATGATAGCGACAGCAATCAGCACTCCGCCCATTACTGCAATGTACATCTCCACCCACGCCAGGATCGCCGCCATCAGTCGAGCGGGGTATTAGTGCGCTCCAGCGGGTCCCAGCGGCTTCGTTGGAAGTAGACCTTCAGCCAGGTTTCTGGGTCGGCGGATTTGCAGACGGGGATGAACTGGCATCCCCCGTAGCTGGAGCAGGTGTCTCCGAAGTTCTTTTTCCATTCCCGCTTTTCCCAGGCGTCGCGGAGGTCTGCAAGATCGCTAAGTGTTGTGGCAAGCCACTCGTCAACTTCTGCTGCTGAACGGTTAGTGAGAGCTTGAGCGGCGCCGTACTTCGTTTTAAGAATTGACACACCTCGCACGAGCACTCCCTTTGTGTCAATTCCAGACTCTCGTGCGGCCCAACTGTAACCAGTAAACTGGCCACGAAGTTCCCATTGCTTGGCCCAACTGTCACCAAGCTGACTTGCCGTTTTGTCGTCTTCAAGGTAGACTCCGTCTGCGAAGTCGGCGATCATGTCGCAGCGACCTGCGTAGATTACTGGCTGCCCCGTTTCCGGGTGGAGGAAGGGGAGGGGTTCAGCGAAGGAGAACTCGATCGCTGGCAGGCCGGAAGGCATGATGTGCGGCATGGCCTGGTTCTTATCCCCGAGCGGCCATTCGTCGAAGTAGAAGTCGAGCGCACCCAGCCCCCGTTCGAGCGTCTTCGCGACGCCTTCCGGCGGGATGAAGTCACCCCATTTCTCGAAGAAGGTGCGCATCCCGCTGGCGATGCTCTCGTCTGACGCCTTGCCGCCGATGTAGAATTCCCTGCGGACGGTCTCCAGCGCGGAGGCGAAGCACGCTCCGAAATGCAGGTGAACGCTCTCGCCCTCTGGCTTATAGTGCTGCATGTGCGCGCGGAAGGCCTTGTGCCTGCAAGCCCGCCACTCGTTCATGAAGGTGGCGTCGATGACTTCGGGGAAGGCGACCTCCCCGTAGATGGGCAACGCAATAACTTTATCTCCGTCCATTTCGTCCTACTCCTTTTCCGTTATTTGCGCTTGCCACAGTCGGCCCGCCGGTCCACAGTCATCCGAGATTCGGACGGTGCTGCAGAAGTTCGGGTACGGCTTGCCGGAAACCAGATCGAACCGCGACCGAACTCCTGGAGACACGCACTTCCACATCGCGTAGGCTTCCGGCCCGGTGGACTTATCCACCCACTGGCAGTCCGCACAGAACTTCTGCGGGGGCTTGATTGCCAGTTGCCTTACCGCCTCTTCACCGTCTAGCTGGGGGTCCATCATTGCTGCTTCCTTTCTCTGCCGGGCGAACTGCCTGGCGTTGTGCTCCACTGCGGCCACCGCGTAGTCCATGAAGGACCGAAAGCTCTTCATCGGTGGGAACTTAGACACCTTCCGCCTCATCGCTACCCAAGAACCCGGCGAGAAGCTCCTCCGCACTGCGCGGGGGTCCCTTCGCTGCCTTCCGGGTATTGCCGAGGGCAGCGGCCGCGACCCGGTCTTCCCGAATCGTCTGCACCGCCTCCTTCAGCTCTTCGTCGGTAAGCGTGCCAGCGATCGCCTTCTGCCGCCAGATATCAACCTTCGCCTGGACTGGCAGGGCTTGCATATCAGGATCCATTGACTTCCTCCGTTTGCTGTAAATCCCCGAGAATTGCCGTAGTCTGCTGGCCCATTACTGCCTTGACTCGAGCCAGCTTCTCCCGAATGGCCTGCTCGAAGAACTCGCTAAGCTTCCCCAGCGGCACTCTTCCGTGGACGTCCGACCAGAGAAGCAACGACACCTCCCCCACTAGCGGGGCTGGCAATTTCAGATGCACATGCACTGGTCGATCCAGTTTGGCTCTCCTTCCCATCAATTACTCCTTTCTGCTCGCGGCGTATACGCGCAAAGGTCTTGCGCAAGTTGGTGTTGGACGAGCTGGTGTAGCGGAAGCTCGGATCGAGGATTGACTTCACGCGTCGACCCCTGGGTACATGCCCATCGCCACTTCGGCAGCGATGCGGAGTTCGCAGCACTTGGCGCAGACTGGCACGATCCCGCGGTCCATGACTTCTGCCCAACGCGGCAGCGGCTCGTTCGGCTCGCCGGCTTTCAAGTCCCGCAGGTGCTTATCGGTCGCGTGCGTGCGGACAGTAAACCATCCCATGAAGAACTCGTGCGTGGTCTGACACGTCCCGCACACTTGCTTGTAGAATAAGGCGATGCACCCGACCGTGTGCCAAACGCGCTTTTCCTCCAGCGTGTTGATCTCGCTGAGGAGGGCGAGCTGTTCCTGCGCCTGGTCTGGGTGGTTGTAGCGCTGGATCTGAACGAGGCGCTTGCGTGCTGCCTTGAGGCGCTTCTCCTCCACCGATTGCGCGGTGGCCTTCTGGAGCAACGCCTGGAGGTCGTTCAGTTCCTCGACCTTGCTCGGCTCGTCTTCCGGCGGATCGGCTTCCTCGTGGAGCTGTTCGTCGGCTTCGATCTCCGCCAGGACCGCTTGGTTCCGCTCTTCATCCCATTCTCTCTGGGTCATCTTAATAGTCCCTCGGGAGGTCTTTGTGGAGGTTCTTTGGGGTCGTCTGCCCGATGGCTTGGTTAAGCACCCGCACCGCGACGATCAACTCTTCCTCATCCACAGGTGAGCATACGAGTTTCCCGGCGAAGTACACGCACTTCTTCCTTCTCTGCGTGCTGTATGCTGCGTAGAACCTTCCCGCCGGCGCAACCATTAGCGTCTCCTGCCCGGTCGGACTCCCGTACAGTTTATCCGTTTCTTGGGTTTCCATCCTGTTCTCCGTCAAGGTTAGTGGGTCACCAGATGGCAATTTCCGCCACCCGATAACCCACAATATCACGACCCGGTTAAGATGTCAAGCCCTGGCCTGCTATCTTCGTAACGCCAGGTGCATTGGAACGTACCCGGTTAGCAGCCCGATGAGGAAGATCACCGCGATCAAGCCCATCACCGCCAGGATCACTGTCCGGAATGGCTCCGGCACCGGGATCTGCCCGATGAGCCAGTAGATCAAGTAGAAGATCAGCGACGCGATGACCAGGTACACTAACAGCGATACTAGGTCCATGCTTTGTACTCCGGTAGCTTAGCCCTCAGCCCAATGGACAAAACAAAGCCCCCAGCAAACCGACAGGTTAAACTGGGGGCCTTGCCACTTTCCCACCTAAACCAGCGTTCCTCGCTTCAGGGACGGAGATGAACCTTGGGCGCCGACGGCTGGGTTTGTGGTCAGTGTATCGAAGCGTGAGAGGACGAGGTCTCTACGCCGCGAATCCTGCGAGTAGCGTGGCAGCATCCGTCTTGCTGCCCTTCGCCACCTTTTCTTCTTCCAACCGATCGGCGATCTGCTTGATCGTCAGGCCTGCCTTGTTCGGGATCTTGGAGGTCTTGAGCGCGGCCTTTTCCGCCGGCGTCTTGTCCTTCAGGAATTCCTTCACCAGCTCGGTCGTCTTGCCAGTGTACTCGACCATCGCCTTGAGCAGGATGCTCGTGCCAGCCATGCCGGAGGCATCGCCCTTTTGACGCCATTCCCCCTTGTTCAGGTTTTCGATCAAGGTGTCGACCGCCAGGATAGCGTCATCCAGGTCGTCGATGCCAGCCATTTCATCGCCCAGCTTCTGTTCCGCGCCGTGCCCGATGAAGTCGTTGATCAGGGAGTCTGGCACGACGAAGGTCCGCGTTTCCCCGTTGAGGAAATCCAGGCGGACGTTCACCTTTCCGTTCGCGTCCACTGACCAGCCCTTTTGCAGCCGGCGCTTGCCCGGGAAGTCGACGAGCGTGCCGTCGGTCATCCTGACCGTGTTGACTGGCGTGGCGGCCTTCTTGCCGTTCGTGCCCTTGGTGCCATCGGTGTTCGTCACTGCGGGATTCGCAGCCGCGACCACTGCCGGCGGGGTTTCCTTGCCCTTGCCCTTCGGTGCCGCTTGTGCTTCAGCCATTCTTGAATCTCCTGTTGCTTGGTTGTGCCACCACTGTCCGGGGTGGCTGTCGGTGTTGGGCAGGCTGCCTGGGCCGCCTCAACAAAACCATCGTATCATGCGGTAGGAAGTGTGTCAAGCCCTTGGCTGTTTTATTTTGTTGCGTGCTTCGCGAGGTCCGCCTTGGTCAACCCCAAGGCCTCGATCATCTTCTCCTTGCTCATTCCCTTGGCTGCCTCCTGGTAGTAGGCAAGTTGTCCCTCGAGCTGGGCTAGTGCTCGGTCGGGATAGCCGGCTGCCAGCCACTGCTTAACGGCCGGGCGCACCCACGCGGGGACTTCAATCCCGTCCAGGGAACCGAATCCCTTTAGGTGCAGGATCAACATCTTCAGCCCATCCCTCTTTTCCGTGAGTTCTTTGCTCATGGCTTCACCGCTACCTTATCTGGATCGACCTTGCCCAACATCTCCTGCAGGCTCCGCTCGGCGTCGTCCACGACTTGGCCAGGTCCGCGCCCGGTTTCGAGAAGCTTGTCGAGCAGCTCACTGGTGGGCGTGTTGTCCCGGTGGGTAAAGCGGACCTTTACTGCGCCCTCGAACTGGCGCATCAAGTCCGCGGTTTTGCCGGGTCGGTCAACCCAGCATACGGTTTGCGAGCTGAACTCGATGTACGCCTTTAGCTTCTCAGCCCAAGCCTCGTCCTTCCCGCGGGCAGCCACGCTGTCGTACTCCCGCCTCAGCGCTCCGCGGAAAGCGTAGAACTGGCCTTGGAGCGAGAGTGCCTTTTGGATTGAAGGCACCTCGAGCTGGAACTCCTCCTTGCCTACTGCGCAGCGCTCGCAGATCTTCCACAGCGCTGCGGGGTAGGTGTTGACGCTTTTACTTCTTGGCATGGTCCTCTCCTTTTTGTTCAAAGCCACGGCGAATTAGCTGGTCTCTTACGTCCGTCGGCATTGCCTTCGCGGTCACGCTTTGGACACGTTGCAGCTCCAGCCAGACGTGGCGGATCCTGGGTCCCCAGTGGATGAGTCCCTGGTAGTCGCACCAGCGGTCGAACAATTCCCCGACGGAGGTGAAGGGAACGTCGCCGGGCTTGTCATCCCAGGCCTCCTTCACTGTCGGGGGGAGGTCGCTGAAGTTCATTTCTCCATTCCCTTCCTGGCGTCAGCCAACCGCCGCAAGTCCAATTCATCCAGGATGATCTGGTAGCCAACCCTCCGGCCGCTGGGTGCGCGGCCTTCGAGTCTAACCCTGACCGCCGGGGTGCCCAAGTCCAGCACGTTCTCAATCGTGGGCAGGGCGTCTGTAATACGGAGGAGATATTGCCCGCTGTCTGACCTCGTCTTCAGCTTCATCTCAGCTCTCCTTATGTTCCTGGGCCTCGGCCAGCGCGATCATGATGGCAGCATCGCCGCCGAACAGATCGCACATCTCCTGGTCGCCCTCTTCCGCGTTCTCCGCGTCGGGCGTGATCTCCACCCCATGCCAGTCCTCGTAAATGTCCCAGATCTCCTCGTCGGTGAGCGTGAGTTCTGGCGGGAAGCCCTCGGGCATCTTCGTCCAGTTCCTGCGCAGGTTACGAATGACGCTGCTGTGAATGTCAGGTATATACGCGGCCATCTCTACTCTCCTTTACCTTCGTGAACTGCGAGCCTGGCTTCCACCTTCACCAGATCATCATAATCCTTATTCCTCACTTCCTTCAACTTCACAATCTGCCAGGTCGCCGCCACGATCTGCGCCATCAGCCTCTGCGACTCCTTTTCCAGCTCTTCCTTCCTCGTCATGATCTCTTCATCCTATTAAGCGCCACGAAGATGTTCGGCTCCATCTCTTTCCAAGCCTTGATCTCCCTGGCGAATTCGTGGTAAATGGCCAGATTCTCCTCGGTCGCCGGCCATACGAAGGCTACATTATACAGCTCGGTTGCCAGCTTTGTCCCCTCCTTCGTTATCCTAACGTAGTCCTTATCCACCCGCTTTAAATCCGACTCTCCAAACTCCGGCAGATCGTAGCCAAAGTGGTTTACCCAAAAGACTCTCATTCCCCCACCTCTATCGTAATCTTAACCCGACCGAAGGTCACGGTGATTGGTGGCTGACTGCTGTGTAGCGCTTTTCTCGCTACGCTCGCTGGCCCATGCTTGCTCTTGCCAGGGATCAGGTCATCCAGGGGCACAACAGCCCCTTTCGGGGCGGTCGCGCGTTTCGCTGCCATCGTTGCCTGGAACTTCGCCTTCCGTTCCGGCGTCCAGCTACCTTTTTTCATACGAAGTCCACTCCTTTCACCCTGCGAACGTAAGTGCCGCTCTCGCGGCCAGTTTCATGGTTGTAGACTGTGATCGACCTGCCGATCGGTGCCCACTTGTCGCAGAACAGCATCGCTGCGTGGTGGGCGCGCTCCTTGTGCTTGTAGTATCTCCCGCGCATATCCAGCTTCGCGGCATCATCCCTGAGTCTGAAGGGCCGCGCGTTGTCTCCGTCTATCATCGCTTCTCTCCGTCGTACTTGTTGCAATCGCACTGGTCGCAGCCCCATGCGGCAATCGAATCGCAATCGGCTTTTGTCCAGTACCCGCGTGGCCTGCCCGATACTGGCCCAGGCACACTTCCCATCACTTGCCCCTGTGCATCCAACGCCCTGTTGTGATCCTGGGCGATGTGGCCGCAGGAACACTTCGTCCAGGAATTACTCATCTCCGCCTCCGGTAAGAATCATTGCCATTAGCTGGTCCGCCGTCTTCGTCGCTTCTGCCACGAGTCGCCGGCGGCACACTCGGCAGGTGTAGATACTCCCCATTTGGATCTTCTTGTGAATCTTCGGCCCGACGAGCTGCGCCGCCTTACACCCGCAGCGGTAGCGGAACTTCTCCACATGCCGGACGGCTTCTGCGCTCTCATAGCTGTGCCAGCGTTCGGCTGCATAGCCAAAGCTATTCATCACGCTCTGCCACAGCCAGCCATGATGGTCCGTGACCCGGCGAGCACCTTGCTTGAACTGGATCGCCCAGACCACAGCGTGCGCAAACTCGTGGGCGATTGTCTCGATGAACTTGTCGCCCTCAGCCCCGGCGATCTTCGCGTTCAAGTTAATCTCGCTCGCTCCGCCGGGGACGTACTTGCAGTAGCCAGCTGTGAGGCCCCTGAGTGCCCAGCGCACGGTCACGGGCGGCGACACGCCGAAGCGTGCCTCTGCGATCTTGCGGCATCGTTCGATTTCCGCGAGCTTCATGATTTCACCGCGCGGTTGAATCTGTTAACTTCCTCGGCTTGCCCCGCTTGGAACGCGTGCCAGAGCATATATGCCAGGCGGGTGATTTCTGCCTCGGTTAGCTTATCCGCCAGGCTGCATTCCAGCACGCGGGCCCTGTACCACTCCAAGTTGCGCTCCATCAGAACGGTCCTTCGCTGGTTTGTGCCAGCGCCTCTCGCACTGTGCAGCTCTCGTGCCCGGCGGCGATGTTGCTGTCGAGGATTTCCTGCGCCCCGTCATTCCTGGCTCGCAGGAGCATCATCGCCAGCTCCTTCACCGTCCCGATCGTCAGCTCATTCAGTCCTTCCATTGCGATGAGCTGTTGCGTGTATTCCCTGAGTTGATTCATCCTCGTCCTCACTTGATCCAGATTGCGGCGGGCTTGCCGTTGGCGTCGTTCTCCAGCTTGTAATCCTCGCCGGCGGTGTAGCATTCCAGCGTGCGGGCCACTCGCCTGGCAACGTGCTCATCCAGCGGCACGACCAAGCGCTCGGCCCACCGCTTCGAGCAAATATCCCCTTCCCATTGGCAGCCGTCCTTGAACAGGCTCACCGTCAGGAACAACCCATTCACTTGCACATCGTCTGTCATTGCGATCTCCGTCTGTGGGCAGGAATGCCCCGCTAGCGCGCCCGATACTTGCCGTGGTCCTGGGTGCGCTAACGGCGCCGCCTATCGCGCTTTCATCGACTCCGCTGTGTAGCGCAACCCGGTGTTCGGGTCCAGGTCACCGACCGCGATCGGGGGAATTGTTGCGTACAGCGTGACCACAACTCCCATCAACTCCCTGTTCGTGATCAGCCCATGATTCCATTGCTGGAAATACTCTCGGAGCTTGGTGTCGATTTCTGCTTCGTTCATTTTCTGGTTCCTGATATGGTTGGATATTTGGTTCCCGAAACCACGGCCCTTGCCCGCTACTTGCCGTGGTCCTGGCCATTCCAAACGCTCGCCGGGTGCATCAGTTCCGGCGGTACTCCCTCATCGACCGCCGCCGGATGTTTCTTCCCATGTTGCTCCAGCCGCCCCACCGACACAATCGCTTTGCAAACGGGGCATTGCGCCAGCGCCCTCACCAGCCCATTCGGCTTGTGGATGCGTTCCGCCGGATTCTTCGGCTCAACCCAGACCCAAATGCCCTGCACCTGTTGCCGCGGAACGCCCGCATCCGGCCACTTCAGCGCGGTGTCCTTCACCCCCAGCAACCTCATCAATCCGCCGGTGCTCACTTGCCTTCCCCGCTCGTTTTGAATAAACCTGTTCATCGCTGCACCGGCCCGCAGATCTCCACCCGCACCGCCGGCCGGAGGCTCCGCACCTTCGTACCACTCAATGCGGCTGCCAGCAGGGCCATCTGCCACACATTCCGGGCCGTTGCCAGGTAGTAGGCATTCGGCGTGAGCCGAACCCATTTCCCATCTTGTTTCTCGAACAGCGAGTACGTCCTGCCTCGATTACCTTTTCTCATCTCCGTCTCCATTTCAGTTAGCCAAATCGGCCGGGGGAATTGCCGCACGCCCTGGCATCTAACGCTCGCTGCCCAGGCCCATCCATGCGACCCGACCATGATATCACAGCCCGTCGCCGGTGTCAACCCCTTGACTAAGCCCTGTGTGCCCCATCCCCCCATTACCCCATATTCCCCCCGTACTTCCACCCGTACTCCCTAAGTGCGCATGCCCCCTCTCGACACGGCTTCTCCCCCGCTGCCCGATCGTTGTTGCTCCTCAGTCTTATATCTAATAAGAAAAAAAAAAATAGGGTCACGAAATGGTAGTGTGACTGACGGGGTAAGTGAGAGGGGGGGGTCAGAACGAACATTGACATTGCGGTAAGTATGGGGGGACTTACGGGGTAATTATGGGGGAAGATTCTGAGGGTGGGACGGATGGGGGACGATGGGACGATGGGAAGAGCAATGGAAACTGAGAGGTGGGCAGTAAGGTGGGCGCTGATTGTCCACCCCCGGCGGGAGGTCCTGGAACGGACGAAGAAAAGCCCGCCGGAGCGGGCTGGTTTAGCTGGGAAAAAGGAACCGGGGGATTTCTCCCCCGTCCTGGTTACTCGGCGGTCGCCGCGAACTTCGCGAGGAGATCTTCGACCTTGGTGCTCGATTTCTTCGCCGTCTCGCCGAGCAGCCGATCGTAAATCTTCTTGATCGCCGGAATCGTGCGGAGCTGCAATTTCTCCGCCGACGACAACGCCTTCAAGTCCGCCGCGTGCTTCTCGCGAGCTTTCTTCGGGTTAAACTCGCAGATTGCATCGAGCAACATCGCATCGCCAGATTCTCGCTCGCCGCGCCATTCTCCGGCGTACAGGGCCGCGATGACCTTTTCCATTGCATCGCACTTCTCGTCCGTCGTGGCTTCTTGCATCGCCGCCGCGTCACCGACCTTCGCGCCGATACCGTGGACGAAAACGTCTCCTTGCGTCTTGGCCGGAATCTTGGCACAATCGCAGGTGACAACCCGCGTGCCGCCGATCACCGCCCAGGACACGACCGAAGCCACGCCCTCGCCGACAACCGATTTCTTGAAAATCGCCGTCTTTTTCGCCATCTGGAATTCTCCGTCATTTAGCGGTGGAACCCGCCGCCAGGTCACTCATCCAACACAACCATTTTACGCTTCCCACGGAAAAAAGGGCGACCGTTCGTCGGGATGTTGTAGCATCCAGCTATTAGGCTGAATGAGACGCATTCTCATTCGCAGTTACTACCGTTCGTCGGCTGTCCCTTGACAGATACCCCCCAGGTCTATCCCGCTGGGGGTACCCCTTGACAGGTCGACCTTTAGCGGCGGGCTCATCAGTGCCACGGAATCAGGGAAAATAACCGACACCCGATATTCTCCCATATTAGGAACCACATTCGCGCCGCTGGCGCTCAAAAAACCCTACGAGACAGTGGAACTTGCTGCTGGCGGCGGGGTCTACTTATTAAGCCCCCGGCCCGGCCGCGAAGGGGAAGTCGGTAAAAATTACCGAAATCAGCAGGCTAACGCTTGACAAATGAGAGGTGCTGTGGTATGGTTACGCAAGAGAAGGACAAAGGAAATGAGATGAGTGCGCAGAGCACGGGAAGCTTGATCGAGAAACTGAGCTATAGCCACCAGGCGATGATTGATCTGCTGGTCGCGAATCCGATGATTAGCCAGGGGGAACTGGCGAAGGCCTTCGGGTATACGCAGGCGTGGATCAGCCGCATCATCCGGTCGGACAGCTTTCGGGAGCAGCTCGCGCAGAGGAAAGCGGAATTAGTGGACCCTCTTGTGCTCCAGAGTATTGAATTGCGCTTCGAGGCGCTGGTGACGCAGAGCCTGGATATTCTGGAGCAGAAACTGAGCAAGGAGGCGCAACCGACGGCGGACCTGGCGCTGAAGGCAGCCGAACTCGGTAGCCGGGCGCTCGGGTACGGGGCGAAGCAGGGGAACATCAACGTGCAAGGGACCTTCGTCGTGGCGATGCCCGAAAAAGCGGGGACGAGCAAGGAGTGGCTGAGTCGATTGGCAGGGACGAGCGAGTATACTCCGGCGAGCGTGATTGAAGGGGTGCACCGGCGGGTCGAGCAAGGCGGGGTGGGAACGGCAGGAGTGAGGCAGGCGGCAGCGGATCTGGCCTCCGGCGGAGACGGCTAGTTGTGGCGGCGGGTCAAACGGTCATCTGGGAGCCACAGGCGGGGCCGCAGACCGCGCTGATACAATGTCCTACCTTCGAAGTCCTGTATGGTGGTGCCCGCGGAGGGGGGAAAACGGAGGGGAGTATTGGGGACTGGCTGGAGCACTCGGGGAGGTACGGGCAGGCGGCGGTGGGAGTGTTCTTCCGACGGAAGTTCAAGCAGCTGGAGGAAGTGGTAGCGAGGACGAAAGAGCTATTCCCCCGGCTCGGGGCGAAGTATAACGAGCAGAAGGCCGAGTGGATTATGCCCGGCGGCGGGCGGCTGAAGTTTCGGTACCTGGAGAAGGACAAAGATGCCGAGGAGTATCAGGGGCATAGTTACACCAGGGTATACGTCGAGGAGGTTACTAACTTCCCGACAGCCGCCCCGATTAACTTACTGCGTGCAACGTTGCGATCGAGCAGCGGAGTGCAAGTGGGGATGCGTCTTACTGGCAATCCGGGCGGTCCGGGCCATCACTGGGTTAAAGCGAGGTTCATAACGCCAGATCCGAGAGGATGGCACATTTTGGAGGAAGATTATGATGGGCTGAACGGGGAGAAACTGACGCTCGAGAGAGTGTTCATTCCGAGCAAAATTGCAGATAACGTACTTCTGCTCAGGAATGACCCATTCTACATCGCGCGGCTGCGGCAGTCAGGCAGTGAGGCGTTGGTAAGGGCGTGGTTGGAGGGAAACTGGGACCTAGTTGATGGCGCATTCTTCGACTGCTGGGATGAAACAAAGCACGTTCTGGATGCAAGCGACTGGCTTCCTCGTATTCCTCATTATTCTCTGCGCTTTCGCTCTTTCGATCATGGTTATGCGAAGCCTTTTAGTGCGGGCTGGTACGCAGTGTCAGATGGATCGTGGGGACTACCGACCGGCGCCCTTCTTAAATACAGGGAGTGGTACGGGACCAATGGGAAGCCCAACGAGGGACTGAGGATGACGGTAGATCTGGTCGCGCAGGGGATCAAGAACCGGGAGGTCATCCTGGACCAGAAGACAGGGAACTACGGGCTGGAGCCAGTGAGTTACGGAGTGGCGGATCCGAGCATCTTCATCCGTGATGGCGGGCCAAGCATTGCAGAGACGATGGGAGCGGCAGGGTGTCAGTGGCGGCGGGGGGATAACAAGCGGGTCCCCGGCTGGGCGGAAATGCGCAGGAGACTGAATGGAGAGGGCGGACGGCCGTTGCTGTACTTTCTGAGCTGCTGCGATGACAGTATCCGCACGATCCCGACGCTGCAGGTGGATGCGGATCATCCAGAGGATCTGGACACAGAGGGTGAGGATCATGCGGCAGATGAAACGCGATACGCTTGCATGGCCAGGCCCTGGATCAAGGGACAGCCAGAGGAAGAATTCATTCACTATCCGAAGCGACCGGACCAAATGACACTGAATGAGCTGCTGGAGCAGCACACGCGGAATCGCAGGCTCGAGCGAGAACTGCTAGCGGAAGGATTCGAATGAGCGATCCTATGAAGGACCTAGACACGGGGTCGGATACGGAACACCCGCGGGTGAAGTTCTGGAGGAGGGAACTGGAGAATGCACAGAAGCGGGAGAAGAAATTCCGGCGGGAGGCGCTGCGGGTGGTTGACATTTACGAAGGGGAGCGGAAGGCAGAGAATAGCTTTAATGTGCTGTTCAGCAATACAGAAACTCTTCTTCCAGCGTGCTATAACCAACTTCCACGGCCGCTTGTTAACCGGCGGTTCCAGGACGACGATCCCCTGGGGAAGAACGCAGCAATGGTCATGGAGCGGACGCTCAGTGCGCTGGCCGACAGCGGGGATGCGGAGTACCAGCCATTCGGGGCGCTGATGGAGCAGGCCGTGCTTGGGGCGCTGGTGCCAGGGAGAGGCGTGACGTGGTTTAAGTACGACGCGGAGTTTAGTGAATCCAGCGAACGGAGAGAGAAAAACGCTGAAGGGAAAAACGCTCCAGAGAAAAAGGCCGAATTACCGGAGGACGCTGATGATACAGCCAAGGATGCCCAACGGGAAGTGGAAGGTGACGAGATTCTTACGACTCCACAGGAAAAGGTCTCCTACGAAACCGTCTGCGGGGAAGATGTCGACTACGACGCGTTCTGCTTCGGACCGGGAAGGCAATGGGTCAACGTGCCCTGGGTGGCAAGATACCACCTTATGACGGAGGCGGACGCGACGGAGAGCTTTGGGAAGGAGACGGCGGGGAAAATGAAGTTTCAGACCGCCACGAAGGTGGGCGTGGAGGGCTGGAAGAAGTCGAATGAAGAGGAGCAGGAGCCGCAAGGGACGGAGAATGTTAGTCCGGTGTGGGAGATCTGGAATAAGGAGAAAAAGGAGGTTATCTTCTACTCCCCGAGTTACAAGGACGACTTGCTGAAGGTCGTGGAGGATCCGTATGGGCTGAGCGGGTTCTTTCCCTGCCCGCCCCCGCTGCACTTTCTGCTCAAGCGGAGTAAGCTGGTCCCCACGCCACTTTACGTGCTGTATGAGGAGCAGGCAAAGGAGTTAAATCGCATCACGACGCGGATTAACAAGATCCTTGGGGCACTGAAGGTCCGCGGCTTCTACGACGGCACGATGCAGGGGCTGAAGACGCTCCTCGAAGCGGACGATAACACGCTGATTCCGGCGCAGAACGTCGCGGCGCTGCAACAAGGACAGAATCTGCAGAATTCCGTCTGGTTCATGCCCTTTGACGTGCTGGTGAGCGCGCTGCAAGCGCTCTGGCAAGGTCGGGAGGAGATAAAGGACACGATTTACGAAATAACTGGCATGGCGGACATTATGCGCGGGGAAGGCGCTGCCAGTGCCCCTGCCACCCTTCAAACGATCAAGAACCAGTGGGGTACGTTGCGGCTGAAGCGGTGGCAGCGCTATGTGCAGGAGTATGTGCGCGGCTGCCTGCGGATCATGGGCGAATTGGCGGGGAAGAACTTTTCCCTTGAGACCTTCGCCCAAGTCACAAACCTCGATTTCGCCCTTCCGAAGGACATTAAGCAAGCACAGGCAACGCTGCAGCAAATCAACCAGCAAATGATGCAGATGCAAGCTCAAGCGGCGGCCCAGCCTCAGATGGGTCCCCCCGGCATGACAGGCGGTTCTCCCCAACCTCCAGGCGCTGGTCCAGTCGCGCCTCCTGGAATGCCCGCGGGTCCTGCTGGGCCGCCGCCCCCTCCACAGCCACCTCCCCTGCCTCCGCAGATGCAGCAGGCAATGGAGCAAGCGCAGGCGGTGCTGCAAAAGCCTGCTTGGGAGGAAGTGGTGGGGTTGCTGCGGAATGACATGCAGCGGTATTATCGGATCGACATTGAAACTAACTCCACGATCGCCGCGGACACGCAGGAGGACAAGGACAACGTGAGCGATGGGCTGACCGGACTCAGCCAAACCATGCAGGCATTCCTGCCAATGGTTCAGTCCGGCGCGATGACTATGGGTGCGCTGAAGGCAATCATGCTCGCTTCGGTACGGAAGTTCGAGTTCGGCCGAGAATGCGAGGATGCGATTAAGGCAATGCCGGACGAGTTGCCTCCACCTCCGCCGGACCCGAGCGCTCCGTCTCCGGAAGAGCTGGACGCGAAGAAGCAGGAGGCACAGGTAAAGATCCAAGTTGCGCAAGGTAAGCTGCAACTGGCGGGGATGGAAGGGCAGAATGCTCAGCAAGAGATGCAGCAAAAGGCCCAAGAGAGCCAGATGAAGATGGCACAAGCGCAACGGGATGAAGAGGCTGCGCAGAAGCAACACCAAGTGAAACTGGCGCAGATGGACCTCCAGATGATGGAAATTGCGATGAAGAAGCAGGTGAGCCAGATGACCTTGGAGCAGAAGCAACAGGAACTGGCGATGAAGGGCCAAGGAATGATGATGGAGGCCGAAACCGATCGGCTGAACGCGGGATTGCAGCGCGAGGGGGCTATGCGGGACGCGAAGACGCAGGCGACCTTGGCTCAAGCGAGCGTGCAAACAGCGCAGACGAAGGCGAAAGCGGCGAAACAGGCTGCGGCGGCCAAGCCAAAGGGAAACGGGAGCGCGTGATGCCTGTGTATGAATATCAGTGTCCAGAAGGGCATGTGAACAACGCTTACCGGAGCGTGGCGGAGAGGGAAAGGGTGCCGGAGTGCTTCTGTGGACACATGACCAGGAAAGTGATCCTTAGCCCACCGAAGGTGTTTGGCGATTATGAAGGGTATGAGTCACCCGCGACTGGCCATTGGGTCGAGGGGAAGAGGCAGCGGGTGGAGGACCTTAAGCGGAGCCAATGCCGGCCTTACGAAGAGGGCGAGCGGCAGGAGGTAATCCGCCGGCAAGCCATCGCGGAGCGCGCGGTAGATAAGGAAATTGACAACGCGGTTGATTGGTCACTGGAAGCGTTAACACACTGAGAGGGTAGCATGGCTGGCGAAAACACTGAAGGTGCGGGCGAAGTCGAGATGACCGGCGCGGACGACACGATGCCACTGAATGAGACAGTGGACGCGCTTGCGGATAGCCTAAAGCTGGGGGATGGTGGGGAACTGGAGGCCAAAGGCCCAGCGGAAGGAGAAGCAGGTGAAACACAGGCTAAAGATGATTCGGCTGCCACGGCACCAACCGTGGGTGAGGAAAAGCCGGCCGCTGCTGCTGCCGAAGGCAACCAGGCGGCTGCCCCCGCGCAAGCCCCACCAGCGGAGCGAGTGCCGGATACGTGGAGGCCCGAGGCGAAGGAGAAATGGGCTGCCGTGGACCCGGTGGTACGCGCTGAGATTGCGAAGCGTGAGAGCGATGTTGCGCAGTTCGTGAAGGAGGTATCGCCGAGCTTCAACATCGCGAAGCAAGTCACCACGATCATGCAACCGTATCTGCCGATGTTGCAGCGGTACGGCGTTGACCCCTTTCAGCACCTATCCGGCCTCCTGCAGGCGCACACCCAGATTGTCTTTGGGGACCCGCAGACCAAGGCACAAATGTTTCGGAATCTGGCGAATCAGGTCGGGATTGACCTCTCGGTCCTAGCGTCAGATCCAAACTCCGCGGCGCAGGCGAATAACCAACAGCTTGGTTATACCCGTGCGCTGGAGGAGCGTGTTGCCCAAATGGAGAGGGGAGTGACCGGCGTCACCTCCACAATCCAGGAAGCGAGGGAAGCCGAACTCTCGCAAGGGATAATGGCCTTTGCAAGTGACACCGAGAAACACCCGTTCTTCTGGGAAGTCGCCGAAAGCGGTGAGATAAAGGCTCTCATCGACTCCGGCGCGGCTCGGACACTGAATGACGCGTATGAGCTTGCAGTGCTGAAGAACCCAGTTACGCGCGCCAAGCAGCTCGCGTTGGATTCCAAGGCTGCGGCTGAGGCGGCAGCGAGGACGAACGCGGTCAAGACGACTGCGGCACGAAAAGCTACCAGTGCAAACGTCAAGTCGAGGGGAAGCGGTAGGCTAGCTCCCGTGGAAGAAAGCATCGACGAGACACTGCGCACTACCTTAACCGACATTCACAACAGAGCCACAACCTGAGGAAATCATGCCTTCTCCAAATGCAACATTCACGGAACTGGTCAGCACGACCTTCCGTCGGCACGGAAAGAAGTTCGTCGACAATGTGTCGAAGAACAACGCGCTGCTCGCTTGGATCATGCGGAATGGCGAAGTCACCACCGTTGCGGGTGGACTGACGATCGTCAAGCCGCTGGATTACAACGCCAACAGCACCTATCAACGGTACAGCGGCTATGACGTGCTGAACATCGCGCAGTCGGACGTCCTGACGTCGGCGGAGTACCCGTGGCGCCAGATCGCGATCAACGTCGTCGCGAGCGGGCTGGAAATGCGGATCAACAAGGGCGACACGCAGATCATCGCGTTGGTCAAGTCGCGTATCAAGAACGCGATCCGCACGTTCAAGAACAACTTCTCCGTCGACCTCTACTCCGATGGCTCGCTGCCAAACCAGATCACCGGGCTGCAAGCGCTGGTGAGCGACGCAGGCACTGGGACGGTCGGCGGGATCGACAGCTCCGCATGGCCGTTCTGGCAGAACAAGCTGCAGAGTGCCGCGGCACCGATGCAAGGCGGCGCAGCCATCGTTCCTGGCCCGACGACGATGGAATCGTTGATGCTGCCGCTGTGGATGGCCCTTACCCGCGGCGACGACAAGCCCAACCTGATCATCTCGTCGAACGAGTACTTTGCGTTCTACGAGGCCGGGCTGGTGAGTCTCAAGCGCTACACCGGCGACAACCCGCACAACACGGCAACTGGCGGGTTCCTCTCGCTGAAGTACAAGTCCGCCGATGTGGTCTTCGATGGCGGCAGCGGCATCCCGCCGGCCCACATGTACTTCCTGAACACGGATTACTTTGACCTCACCGTGCATGAAGATGCAAACATGACGGTGCTGGACCAAGTCCATCCGTTCAACCAAGACGCCGCAGTCATCCCGGTGCTCTGGATGGGCAACACCACGCTGTCGAATCGCGCCCTGCAAGGGGTGCTGAAGGCGTAGTGCGCAGCTCGCGTACGAAGTGCCGCGGGTGGCTGTAACTTAACCGGGGCCAGATACCCACTAATATCTGGCCCCACATTGAGGAGCTTCAAATGCCTGGATATGCCCCGATTCACCCGGTAGCAGGTGCGGGTCCCGTCACCGACTTGATGGTGCCGGACACAACGCAGCGGTTCGCCGGTGGTACGGTCATCGACGGAGTGGACCCCTACTTCGGCTTCGGCCGCTTCATGTACCTGCAGGCCGGTGCTGCCTACAATCCCGGCGATCTGGTCACGATCGTCGACCAAACCTTCCTGACCGCAGTCCTCGCCGTGACGCCGAATCTTGGCTCCAACTTCCTCGTTGCCCGCCAGGCTATGAGCGGAGTGGGTGTCTGGGGTTGGTTCCAGATGGAAGGCATCACCCCAGTCCGCGTTGATGTTGGCGTGGCCGCGGGAGCTGCCATCGGGATCGGCACAACGGCAGGTCGTGCAACGACCAACGCGGCGGGCAAGCAACTGCTCGGCGTGCGGGTCCTGCAGCCGGCGACGTTCTCCGTGGTCCGCCAAGGCACGACCTACTTCGGGCAGAAGTACGCCGATGTGAGCAGCGCGGACGGGCTGTTCAAGGGCCTGACGGTTAGCGGCACCGGCATTCCTGGCGCCACGACGCTGTCCGATTCCACTGCCAACAACCGGTCGCTGGACCCAAGCGGTACGCGGGTCACGCTGTCAGCGGCAGCCACTGCCAGTGGCACAACCCCGCTCACGTTCACCTGGACAGGCTTCAACATGCTGTTCATCCTGAACCCGAGCACGCAAGGCGCGATCACCTAATCGCGGCAATCCTCCGCCCTGGAAGGGCTTTGCCCTCCCCTTCCAGGGTCTTTTTCGACGGGCGGAAAAAGCGGAGTTAAAATGGATCCACAAATGACTCAACCTTACTTGGGCGTGCAGGCACCAAGAATTCCGTACATCAAGTTCGAGCAGCGGCCGGTCGAACGAAGGACGGAGACTGGCGGGGTTACCTTCGAGGACGTTGACTTTGCGCTCATCACGGCGCAAGGCAGCAAGGACACAACGGAGAAGGTTGTGCAGGAGTGGTTCCCGCAGATCAAGCGGGCGGCGATGGACGGTCAGTACCCGCCGGAGTGGATTCCCCGCTTCGAGCAGATGTATGCGATCTGGAAGGAGACCAGGCAGGACCCGGTCGTGGGGACGCCGGTGAAGAACTGGCCGGCGATCAGTCCCTCGGAGTGCAAGATCCTCCTGTATGCCGGAGTGCGAAGCATCGAGGATCTGGCCGAGGCGAATGAGGAGTTCTTGGGCAAGATCGGGATGGGTGCCAGGCGGCTGAAGGCACTGGCGACGGACTGGGTGACGGCGAACCAGTCACAGGGGCCTCTCGTGGCCCAGATGGACACGCTTCGCCAAACCATCGAGGAACAGGGGAGACAGATCAAGGAGCTGCAGGAAGCGAACACCGCCTTGGGTAGGGAAGTCATCGACGCGAAGAGCGCGAGTGTGGGTTCTCGCTTCCCAGTCAACATGCCCTCGCCGGAGGAAAGGCTGTCCGCCGTGCGGGACAATTCCCGCGCAGACGAAACCGAGGCGCTGGACGACGTTCTAGGGAGTTGAAATGGCCGAGAAAGCTCTTTTGACGATTGTACAGGACTTCTGCAAGCGAGCTGGGCTGCCTGTACCCGTAATCGCAGCAGGCTCTATGGACGACACTGTCGTGCAGATCGTGGGATTGCTGAACGAGGGCATCCAGGATATGTGCGATCGGTACGCGCTGCAGCAGTTGACATCGTATTGGGCTTTCACGCACGCTAGTGGCCCCGCCTACCTAGCATTAGACTTGGCCAGGGACGTAGTCGACTGGAAGTACAATGAGCCACTGACGATCTGGAACACGAGTACTCGGCTCCCACTCACTGGCCCCGCAACCACGCAGGAATGGGCGCAGCTCGTGACGATGAAAGTCGCTCCGGCGCAGTACACCTACATCCTGTTCGGTAATGCCATTCGCATTTACCCAGTTCCAACGCCTCCACAGTCCGTTGTCTTCTCGTTCTACTATCAGTCGAAGTGTGGTGTCACTGACGACGGGACGAACGTCTTTGAGACTTATGAGCAGGATACCTACATCCCCAGGATTCCGACCTATCTAGTCGAGGCGGACTTGAAATGGCGGTGGAAGAAGGAGAAGGGGCTGCCGTACGCCGAAGATCAGCGCATTGCGGAGTCGATGCTGGTGAACCTAGTGGGCAGGAGCCCGCAGCCAGTCCTCAATCTCGACACCGGCGATAGATCTTATGTGCCCGGCATCTTCGTTTCTCCAGGGAGCTGGCGGCTATGATGCGTCAGTCGCTGCAGGACCGGCTCAATCTTGACAGGGCGGGCACCAGTTATACTACCCACGCTGGCGCTCCGACCGGCGGACTGAACACGCGGGATTCAGTCGTGGGGATGGACTCTCGAGATGCGCTGGTGCTGGATAACTGGTTTCCACAGCAGAGCGAGGTATGGCAGCGCGGCGGCTATGCCCCCTACGCTACGGGTATGACTGGAATAGTGAAGGCAATGGGGAGCTTTGATGCCGCGAACGGAACGAAGCAATTCATTGCCTTTACCGATGCAGGGGCGTATGACATTACTGCTGGCGGGGTTATCAGCGGGATAATGACGGGCAGTGCCTTGACAAATGGGTATGTCCAAACACTGAAGCTAACCAACAGCGCCGGCACGACGTTCCTCTGGATCTGCAACGGAATTGACGTTCCGAAGTTCTACAACGGTACTGTCTGGGCACCGGCGGTCATCACTGGCCTTACTCCGACGACCATCGTGCAGGCATGGCTGTTCAAGCACCGAGTCTGGTTCTTGGAACAGAACACGATGAACGCCTGGTATCTCCCGATCGACTCTATTCAGGGAGCTGCCACCCAGTACCCCATGGGCAACCTGTTCCGGAGGGGCGGGTATCTGGTTGCCGGGACCAACTGGACCATCGACGGCGGTGAAGGCCCCGACGACGCGATGGTGTTGATTAGCAGTGAGGGAGAACTGGCCATATTCAAGGGCACTGACCCAAACAGTGCCTCTTCTTGGTCCCTTTCTGGTATTTTCTTCGTAGGTAAGCCCTGTGGCAGGAAGTGCTTCTTCCGCTTAGGCGGCGACGTAGGGCTGTTGACTGAGAATGGAGTCTACCCGCTAAGTCGGGCCCTCCAGCTCGGGTCGATGAACTTCGCCGCCGCTCTCAGTAACAAGATCCAACCCAGCATTGCTGCGGCCGTGGCCATCAGCAGCCCCTTTGCGAAGGGATATGAAGGCTGCGTCTACCCGAAGTTGAATGCCCTCCTTGTCAACATGCCGAATGTACAGACAGGCGGGGCAATGCAGTTCGTGATGAACACTGTCACGGGGCAGTGGAGTACGTTTAGTGGATGGAATACTACCTGCTTCGAGGTCTTCCAAGGACAACTCTACTTCGGGGACGCAGGTGGAACTGTACAAAAGGCTTGGGTAGGCGTTTCGGACGCAGGAGCACTGATTTACACCACTGTGTATCAAGCCTTCCAGACCTTCGGCACCTCCGCGAGGATGAAAAAGGTTCGGTTGCTGCGCTTCCTGCTCGAATATGATGGGTCACTGGATGTAAAGTGGGCCATCGCGGCGGATTACTCCGGAGCCGACATTACCTCCTTCGCGCCGGGGGGCACCCAGCCAGCATGTGCTATCTGGGACGTGAGTGCATGGGATACCAGTTGGTGGTGCATGGACGTGAACAGGAAAAAGCAGTGGAAGGCGGTGTTTCACCCACCAGGCTACGCACTATCCCTGCGAATGATTACTTCCGGCCTCACCAACGACCCGGTTAAGTGGGCGGGAACCGACTTCATCCTCGATCGAGCGGGGCAGATGTGAAGTGGCCCACGCTACCGCTGGAACAGGCTCTTGCGGAGCCTAATCTGCCGGCAGGCAGGGATAATGTCATTCGCTTCGAGGCGGCGCTACTCGCTATGCCTCAAGTGGAGTGCCCACTGCGTCATTTCTTCGCTAAAGGGCTGTATATCCGCGAACTTACCATCCCCGCGGGGGTTGCGCTCACAGGTGCTATCCACCTCGTCGATTGCATCTCCGTGATGTCGCAAGGGAAAATTCTCGTCTCCGATGGAGAGAAAGCGGTTTGCATGACCGCGCCACTGACGATGTTCTGTGCCGCCGGGACGAAGAAGGCAGGGTACTGTCTCGAGGAAGTGATCTGGGTCGATTCATACCCCAACCCTGACGACGAACGCGATATTGACGTGCTGGAGAATCGCTTGATGACTAACTCTCACAGCGATTACCTTAAGAGAACTACACAGTTACTGGAGAAGCCATGAGCGGAATGATTGCGGCGGCAGCAATAGGCGTTGGCGGGTCGTATCTGATAAACCGCTCGAACCAGAACAACATGAACACTGCAACGGACCGTGCAGGGGAAGCAAACCTGCAGACTGCCCGCGAGCAGTCCATGATGAACAACCCGAACGTGGACACTCCGTACGGGAGTCAGCATTACACAGAGTCTGCTACACCCGGAGGCCGCCCCACGATCACGCAGACCCTCTCCCCCGCGGAGCAGGCCGCGTATGAACAGCGTAATGGGCTGCGAAGCGGATACCTCAGTGCCCTCAGCGGTGCCTTACCAGGAATGACGGAGACCCTAAAGGGCCCATTTGGACTGGCAGGAGGCCCAATGATGGGCTTGGATTCCCGCTACGCGCCGAACGCAGGAGACATTCAAAAGGATGCGAATCTGGGGCAAGCTGGGCCGATTCAGTCGGGACTGAACTTCCGAGGGGCTCCGGCGATGCCGGTTGCCAGTGACGCTACGCGTCAAGCTGTCGCAGATGCGGTTTACCGACAGGGTAGTAGATATCTGGATCCACAATTCGCCCAGCAGCAGGATTCTCTGAACACCATGCTGGCGAATCAAGGGATTACTCGGGGAAGCTCCGCTCAAGACCGCGAGCAGGGGAACCTGGACCGCACGAAGATGATGGCGTATGGAGATCTGGGGGACCGAGCGACGCAGCAAGGAATGCAGGCCATGCAGCAGCTGTACGCGATGCAGATGGCTGCGAGGCAGCAAGGCGTCGGGGAAATCTCGAGCCAGGGGGCGTTTGCGAACAGCGCGCAGCAGCAAGCAGCACAGGAACTGCTCGCGTCGATGAGTGCAAGGAATAACGCAGCGACCACAGGTGCCAACATTGCGAACTTGTCCTCGACTGCCTTCAACAATGCCCGCGGGATGAGCTATGATGAGTACATGAAGAACACGCTGCTGCCATTTAACCTTTCTGCGAGCCTGCAGAGTGGCAGCCAAGTGAACAACCCACAGTTCCAGCCCCTTTCCTCTACTTCCATCACGCCACCGCCGATCATGCAGGGAGCACAAATTAGCGCTGCCAACACGAGCGCGAACAATCAGATGCTCGGGAGCGTGCTAAACGCCGGCGCGAACTGGTATGGGAACAAGGGGTCGACAGCCCCAACGCTCTTCGCCAGCCAGACCGCTGCTCCGATCACCGACTTCTCGCAGCCTGCTGGTACCTAAGGATAGATCATGCCAAATGTCAACCTGACAGCGCCGGCTCTTCCCACAGCGGGGCTCCCGCCGGAGATAGCTGCGCAGCAAATGCAGTTGCAGGTCCGGCAACAGATAGCCGAGGCACTGTTGGCGAAGGGAATGCAGGACGTGGATCCAGTCACTCACGGACCTAGCGGGAATCCCTTTGCATATGACACTGTAAACATAGGGGGAATTCTCAGCAAGATGTTCAACGCGCGGGAAGGAAGGCAGCAGTTAGAACGTCTTGGCCCAGAGCAGCTATCTCTCGCTGCGCGTGCTGAGGCGATGCGCAAGCAGGATATGGCTGGTGTTATGCAGGACTACAGAGGCGGGACCACACCTGGGCCGTACGAAGGCGGCTCAATCGAAAAAGCGCCAGACCTCAAGGCGGCGATCAGCCGAGCACTGTTAAGCTCCCACCCCGGAGTGCAGGCTTGGGGCGAGCAAATGCAAAAGGCTATGATTGAAGGGGAATTGAAGGGTGTTGTTACTCCTGGCGACGTTGCATCGCAGGGAAGAAACTTCACCTCCCGGTCAATCGCGAAGTCACTGTTCAGCTCCCCCAGCAATATCGGGACCAGGCAGAATGTAGGCCTGCTAGACACCTTAGGGAAGATTGAAAAGGGTGAAGGCGGAGCAATGGGGTTGTTTGGCCAAGATCGTACCGATCCTTGGTCAATTGGACTGGGACAGCTTACCGGCGGGTATCCGCCCGCTGTGCAGCCAGGGCAAAGAATGCCACTTTCGCCGCCGGGAGCGATTTCTCAGCCTGGAATGGGTGCTCCGGAGGGTCAACCAAGACCCCTTCCTGGTCCTGGAGCGCCTGGAGCAGACGTAGTCACTTCCGCTGTTCCCTCTCCCGTCGCTCCAGCGGGCGTGCCAGATCAATTGGGAGAGATCAACACGACTGGCAGTACCCTTGTGCCCACCGCGCAGGGACCGAAGGTTGCAGAAACCGCCACAACCGAAGGCGGGAAGAAGACCGCCGGGGACTTCCGCGAGACGCTCAAGGCGGGGAAGGAGAATTCACTGGAATTCATCCAAACCGCCCCGAAGTTACTCAAGGCGCTCGAGCTGCTGCCTAACGCGGATATGAAGAAAGGTGGGAACCTGATCACCGACGCGCGGAAGTGGGCGGTGACTATGGGAATGTCGACAGATAACGCCAACAAGATTGGCGACACAGAGACCTTCCTGAAGACGATGATGAGTCCGGCGACGGGAGCAGCTCGTGCATTCAACTCCCGCGCGACCCAGCTCGAGTTCGTCCAGTTCCTGAAGGCCTTTGCCGCTAGTCAAGATACTGACAAGCGGGCAGCGGCGAACATCATCACGCAGATGCTGCTCGATGGGGTGAACGAGCACACACAGCATCTCAAGAACATCGAACAGGCGAAGGGTATCCCCGGCATGGAGAACGCAGCGGGCTACCAATTATCTAACTTCCCCACAATAGACAGTATTGCTCGCGAGATGGATAAGACGCGGCTGAAAACCGACTTGAAGAAGGATGAGGCCACTGGACTTTGGTCCGATGCACTGGCCTCGCAGCGCGGGAAAGACGCCTACTGGCCAGTACCAGGACCAAAGGCGATTGAAATACTAAAGGGTGGCGGGAGCCGGGAGAAGTTTGACGAATACTTTGGCATAGGGTCTTCGGATGCCATCCTGGGGCCGGCAAAGGAGTAGACCATGCCCGACAAGAACCCGTATGAGGGACTGGAACTCAAGCCAGACCAGCCCGAGCAGTTTCACAAGGAGCCGAATCCCTTCGAGGGACTGGGACTGGGCGAGAAGGTCCAGCCGCCGGAAGAGCATGGGGCTAAGCGCTTTGGAAGCGACGTTCTATCCCTGCTGACGGGTGTGGCGAAGTTCGGACAGAATACTCTAGGTAGTATCGGGGACGTGCATAGCTACTTGAATCTCCCCCCTCCGAAAAGCACTGTAATGATGCCAACTACGCAGGACGTTGGCGAGTTTACCGGCAAGCTGGCGTCGAAATTCGGTCTGCCGAGCGAGCTGCCTAAGCCCACCACGCCGGAGGGAAAGTTCTTCGAGCCGATGGCACAGACGGCTGCCTCGATGATGTCAATGCGGCCTTGGGCGCTCGGAGGAGGCGCAACGGCAGGTGCATTCGGCGAGATTTCTTCTCGCATCTTCGACAATGGGGAGACCCCGGCAGGAGAAAAGTCAGGTGCGCGGACGCTTGGGGAATTGGCAGTGCTTCTCCCCGCACTCGGCGTTAATGCTCGTAGTCCTGTCACGGTGAAGATGCTAAAACCGACCTTGGATCGGATTGGCAGTGAAGGGGAGGCTGCGTACAAGATCAGCAAGGCCGACGCGATGGCTCAGTTAGCTGCTGAACGCATGCAGATGCCCCATGCAAGTCTGTGGAGCCAGATGCCGGAGTTGTACCCCGCGATTAAGGACATTCGCAGCTCGAAGTTCGGAGGTCCGCTGAATGAGCAGGCGAGGCTGGAAGGCCTCTCCGCCGGCGAGACACTGAATCAGCCCTTTAGCACAGCGACCGTACCCAGCTTGGCGCATGGTTACCTGGACCCTCTCGAGACACTGGGCAATGTCTACCGCGCTGGACAGGCGACCTCGCCGCGAGTACCGCGGACCAATGTAGTAGAGCAGGGAAGGACCACCCCAATCAGTACTTGGTTTAAAGAGAATGTAAACTTCACTCGTTGGCCTGGTATGGCCTCCGAGTGGCTAAACGCAAAGGCTAATGAGGGAGCGATTAAGGGACTGGTGAAGTCCCTCACTGGCCCCAATGCGAAGAGTGAGCTGAACAAGATCGCTACCTACAGCCACCCTGAGCACATTGCCGAGCAGCTTGTGAAAGCCCTCTTAGGGTTGCAAGGCGCATCCGGCGAAGCTTCCAGCGAAGCCAACACCATTCCCCTGCCCAGCATGCCGTCCGGCATAAGGGTGCAAATTGGAAAAGTTGACTAATAACAGGCCCCAGATAAACCCCCATATTAGGACCCATATATCATGTCAGGTTGGAACGGTGCTGGAGTCTTCGTCCTACCATACTCGATGGTCGCTGAGGCGGCCGCCGGTGTCAAGATCCTCGCGAGCCATCAAGATACGCAGTGGAATGCAGTCAAGGTAGGTCTCGAGCACTGCGTCACAGTGGATGGCCAAACTTCGCCATCAGGGGACATTCCTTGGAACAACCACAGGATTACTCTGCTCGCTCCGCCGGTAGTGAGCACGGACGCGGCTACCAAGGGCTACGTTGACAGCGTAGCGTCAGTTGAATGGCTTCCAGAGACCTACGCCGTCAGCTACAACGCAGGCAACAAGTTTAATGTTATAGGGGTTAATCTTACTGCCAAGTACGTGGGTGGGCAGAGAATAAAGATCAAGCACACTAACGGCACTGCTACAGGCTATGCCACGGTTGTTTCCTCCACCTTCACCGGCGGGAACACAGTGGTAACGATACTCCTTGACTATGTTTGGGCACTGGGCGCCTTGTTCCCCACTGTCACTGCGGTATATACAAGCATCATTACCTCAGGCGTTAGTGGCTACGGTCAATCTTGGCAGCAACCTCGGTCGATGATAGCCGCGCTGCTCGGAAGCACAGTGTACGATGTCACCTCTCCTATGGCCAAGGTAGGTTTGTACGGCTACCAAGATACCAACGAAGAATTCAACGACACTACCAACCGCCTTACCTTCCGCTACGCCAGCAGGTTCATGGTAAGCGCGCAGGCGACGTGGGTGGTGACCACAGCCGGCGTTGCACACATTTCAGTCAGGTACAACGGTTCTACTTGGATGGAGATGTACCAGTACCTTCCTGTGAATGTCAACCCGCAGACCGTAGCGATCAGCGCAGTCGTCAACTCCTTCGGCATAGGGGACTACTTGGAAATGTACGTCGGGGGTGTCGCAGGAGATCTGTGGGGTGATGGCTTCATCTACTACACCTGCCTGAACGCTGCGACGCTTATCTAGTGGGGAAGCATAATGTCACTTGAAACTGCAGTTCTCACTCTCGTCGAGACGCAGTTCCTGCCTGCGGCGGCGGTGTTGCTGTATACCGTCGAGACAGGAGTGATGAACGCGCAGGTGCGCCTCACCTCGATAGCTCTGGCGAATCAAGACGCGGCAGATCGGCCGGTGACGATGTACAAGGTGCCGAAAGGGGGGACACCACTGACCAGCAACATCATCGTGCCGGCG